GTTTCCCCGTGGAGGTAGCAGCGATCAATGATCATATCGCTCCCCCAGACTTCTGTTCCGGCCGTGAAGGCTGGGCCTGACCCGCCGTCTTGGTCCGTGATGAATCCGTAGTACGTCGATACGACGCCGCCGTTGTCGTTCACGGGAGGCCGCGACGACGCGTATCCTGCTTCCATTCGCATCTCGAACCCGCACAGTCGCGCCTTGCTAATGCTGAACGGGTTGATGAAAAAGCATGAGCGGTTGTACGCCGTGACTTCCAGCTTCGGCGCGTTCGCCATGTCGGCAGGCAGCACGCGAGCCTGCGTCACGAGCGCCCCGTAGGTGTTGAGCGCCGCGACCCAATTCGCTGTGTACCTCGTGAACGTATAAATCTGATCCAGCGCACTCGCGATTGCCGCGTCGCTGGCAGGCATCTTCGGGAACGTGCCGGTGCGGAATCGGTCATCAAGGATGTAGACCCACTGCCCGTCGCCGCGTGTGTTCGGGCGCGTTTGCACACGACCGTAGACAAACGGACCAGCGCAGTAGATCACCGCTGGACCCGTGCCGTTAAACGCGGCGTCCATTGCGGCCTGCAACGCCGATTCGCGGTTCGCCTCAGTGCCAGCTGTGCTGACGATGACCGTTGCGCCGGTCGGCAGCGCGAACGATGTATTGAACGGCTCGCCCGTGTGCCATCCCTTGTTGCTGTCGTATGACATGCCGCTCACATCGGACACGTCGGTCCACGGCTGATACGCAACGCCTGAGTAGCGGCCTACGTCAGCCGTGGACATGAGCGACGCGCTGTTGTCCACGACCGCGCCAGCCGTGAAGCGCATCTGCAGGTTCGCGACAGCGGGTCCGCTGCTGGGTGCAAGCGCGCCCACCGTAAACGCCTGCGCGGCGCTGGTGCCTGCCGACGTGGTGACGGTCATTGGCCCCGTCGTGGTGCCAACAGGAACGACGACGTTCGCGCCGCTCGCAGTGATGTTCAGCGCATCGACAGCAGACGCGCCGGTGAACTGCACCGTCATCCCCGCGAGGAAGTTGTTGCCGATCAGCGTGATCGTTGTGCCAATCGGCGCTTGCGACGGGCTAATCCCAGCCAGCACTGGCACCGGCACGCCGTTGTCGGCGCGCACGCGGCGGCGAAGTAGGAGGCTCATGTGATTCTCCCGAGAGTAAATGCCACAACAACAACTGCGCTCACCCGCGCCGTCTGCGCGAGTCCGTGTCCGAGTCGACGCCACCAGCGCGGTCGGATCGCGTCACGCGCCGTGGTGACCTGACCGACCGCCGCACCCGCCGCGCGGTCGATGGCGGCGAACTGCACCGAATCGGCCCGCACGTGCTCAAGCGCCACGAGCCGCAGCGCGTCGGCGTCGGTCTGCATCGACGCCAGCGCCACACGCGCTACCCCCAGATCCGCCACCGCCGTGTCGCGTTCCGCCGTCAGCGTGATCAGCGCCTGCACCACGGCCAGTGTGTCGCGTACGTCCGTCATCATCACCGTGTTCTGCCGCGTGCGCGCCAGTGGCCGTGCGTCACGGATGCGCGCGCTCAGCGAGTCGATCACGTCGCGCTGCTGGGCCGTGGTGGCCATGCCAGCGCGTGCGACCTGCTGCACCGCGTGGAGCGTCGTCGTCACCGAGTCGAGGGCGTGCGTCGCGGTCGCCGTCCGGGCGTCTGCCGTCCACGCGCGCCGGATCACCGACACCGCGCCCCAGGCGAGCAGCAGCAGCAGTGTGATCGTGACCAGCGCGGCGAGTCGGTCGGCCTTCATGCGGCCCCCACCTCGGCCCACAGCGCCGGCGTGCCTTGATCGTCGACGATGCGACGCGCTCTGGGAGAGGGTGATCGGCGCAGCGTCCCGAATTGCACGTGCGGTCGGTCCACGAACGTCTCGCGCGTGTTCGGGTTGCCGTCCCAGTCGCCGCCCCACGTCAGCCCGTTCGCCTGCGCGATGCGACCCAGCGCCGCCCACCAGGCGGCAGGCGCGCCCCATTGCAGCGTCGGATGGATCAGGTCAGCCGCCAAGCCGAATCGCTCCCAGTGCCACGACTCGTCGGCGTCGCGTGAGTGCGTGACGATCCCGCGACCGTCGTCCCACGTGCGGCCGAAGCCGTAGATATGGCGCTGTCGCTTGTTCGTCCGCAGCGTCTCGAAGATGTGCGGGAGCACGCCGGTCTCGCGGAGCATCTGGTCGCAGGTGGCGAGCAGCGCGGCACGGAACTTCGGCGCGAGGCCGTCCAGCGTGTCCTGCACCGGCACGTTCACGGTCGGGCGGGGCAGCGTCATGGTGCCGGCTCGGGCGGGAGTTGTGGCAGCACCTTCTCCGAGGTCTGCGCCAGGATGAACGTGCACACAGCGACAACGACGGCGGCCCATTTCCCGATCTGCACGATGGCGGCATGATGCCGGTCCAGCGCCTCCGGCAATATGCCGGGTTGTAGCGCCGCCAGCACCGTCAGGGCGCTGGCCGTCGCCACGACCGAGGTAATGATCGGACGCCACTTGTAGACGCCCGCGTCGTGCAACGCGAGCGCATACCGCACCCGCGCCATGAATCCGGTCGGCAATGCAGACATCGCTACTTCTCCTGAGTGAAACGTGACGCCCGCAACGTGGACTGGATCTCGGCCATCTGGATCTGCATCTGCTGCATTTGGAATTTAATGTTGTCGAACCCGAGCGTGACCTCTGTGGCCGGCGCGTGCGTCGACATGTCGCGCTCGAGCGTCGTGACGCGATTGCCGAACTGCCCGATCATAATGCCAGCCGCCCCGAGGGAGAGCGCGGCGCTGATCGTCAGACCGACGACGATCTTGCCGCTGTTCGGGTACTTGTTGTCGACCTGCAAAAACACGTCTTCGCTCATGTGTCGCTCAGGTCAGAATCGTGATGGGAAGCGGGCGCTGTGCAACCGTGTTGCCGCCAGAGTCGAGCATGTAGAGCACACCGGAGAGCCGGTCGAGCGCCGATGCGCCGCTCGCGATGAGGACGGAACCGCTCGTCACGCCGGTGACGGTGAAGTTCGCGCCGAGGCGCGTAAAAATGGCCGTGTACGTGCCGCCCGGTGGCAGGTTCTCGGCCGTCAGGGAATTGATCGACACCGGGAACGGCGACACGTCGCGGAACAGCGTCAGGGCGGTGATGCGCGGCGTCGTGGTCCACGTCGGCACCGGCACCGGCACCTCAGTCCGCACGGCGCTGATGGCAGCCACCGCCGCAACGCGCACCGTCCCGCCGAGGGACGCAAGCGCGACGCGGGTGTGCGTCGTCGTGTGCCACGTGTTGCCGGCGTCCCACGTGAACGTGAGCGTCGTTTCCGTGACCGCGCCACCGCCGACCGGCGCGCTGCGCACGAGAAAGTCGGCCTCAGCGCCAGTGAGCGCGCCCGTGACCTGCGTGCCGTCAGGGCGGTAGATGCGGACCCGCACCAGCACATCGGCGCCGGACACGCTGATATCGACCACGCGCACGTCGAAGCTGCCGTTGCCTGTAATCCGGCTCCACGCATACAGCGCCGGGTTCGTGCTTTCCGTCGCCGTCGTCTGGTTCGCCGCAATGCCGATAAAGGTCTGATTCGTCCACGCGCCGGTCGTGAAGCCCGTCGTGCCGGTGGCGTCATTGGCGTATGCGAACCACGTGTAGGTCGTCACGCCATCGACGCCCGGCGTGCCGGGCACGCCGGCAGTGCCAGCAGCACCGTCCGCGCCCTTGATCAGACTCCACGAGTACAATGCCGGATTCGTACTTTCGACTGCCGTCGTCTGATTGTTCGCAATGCCGATGTAAGTCTGATTCGTCCACGCGCCGACGGTGAACCCCGTCGTGCCGGTGGCGTTCGTGGCGTACGCGATCCATGTGTACAGCGTCACGCCGTCTGCGCCGGGAAGTCCGGCAAGGCCGTTCGTGCCGTTCGTGCCGTTCGTGCCGTTCGCCCCTGCTGGCCCTGCTGGCCCTTCTGGCCCTGCTGGCCCTTCTGGCCCTGTGCCCGGTGGATCGACCGTGCCAAACTCCAACCACCCGCGCCCGTTGCTGGCCGGTGCACCGCGCAGCGTCACACGCGTGTGCGCCATGCCGCCGCTGATCTCGTGCACGACCGCCAGCACGCCGAGGCGCTGCGTCGCGTCGTGCGAGACGCCGTTCGCGGCAAGGTCCACGACGTCGCCAACCTCCATCGGCCAGTACAGCGACGTGTGCTCAAACTCGCACGAGAGCGGCGGCACCTTGGTGTCGGCGAGGATCGCGTCGGCCATGCGCTGCGCCTCAGCGAAGGAGTTGATCTGCGAGGCACCGGCCTCCTGAATCACCATCGGCAGGTAGCCGTACGCCGCCTGACTCGCGAAGTCGGCGGCGGTGTTGCTCGTGATCGTGCCCGCGTTGCGCCAGCGCACCATCACCTCGTTGCGGATCGAGGTGCCGTCGAAGTCGAACGCGCCGAACTCCTTCATCTCGGCTGGCGTGATCGTCCAATCGACGGTCGCCATCGTGCGACGCGGCTCAATGAGGCGCAGTTCGCTCACGTTGCTCGCGTTGAAGCGACGGCGCAGCGTCCACCCGATCTGATTGACCAGCGCCGACAGCCCCGCCCACAGGCCGACGCCGAGCGTGACCGGATACGCTTTTGGTGCCCACGCGGGCGACACTGGCGTGACGATGGTCGAGAACCCTGCCCCGATTGCGCCGGTGATCATGGCCGACAGGACCGCTTGCAACGTCAACACGCTGTTGCCGTAGCTGCCGGCGGCGGTAAACACGGCGTCGAGCAGGTACGCCACACGGTCGCGGCAGATGAGTTGCAGCACGTCGCCGTCGTTGCGCGTCACCACCCGGTCAATGATGCCGTCGAAGATTGGCTTCCAATCGCCAGCGCCCGGTGACGCACCGAACTCCAGCACGGCCACCTCGACCAGCACATCACGGCGCGAGTCGATGGCGCGTCCGATGGCGTTCACGGTCGCGGCGGTCATGGCGGGCGCAATGCTGTTGGTGCTGCTGCCCGCGCGGAGCGTGATCGTGCAGGTGTCCGTGGGTTGTTCGATCGAGGACGCGACGTTGACGCTGAGGCGATAGTCCTGACTGTTTACGGCCCCGTATTCGATCATCGTGCCCGCATGGTTCGCCACGAACACGCGCAGGTGCGTGACGCTGCGGCGTGAGGCAATCGCGTCGCGCTCGGCTAGCGTCGTGGTGCGTGCCATCGGCTTACGCCTCTCGCATGATGATCTTGAGCCGGCGCAGCAGCCCCGCGCTCGACGCCTGCCAATCCACTTCCTCCGTCACGCGCACCATAGCCGACATGCTCACGCCGTCGACGCTGTTCGTTACCGTGCGCACCGCGTCGACACCTGCCGCCGCCTTGACCGCATCGGCCTCGGCCACGGTCAGGTAGTCCGTCTCGGCCTGCCAGACGCGCTTCGTGGCACGCAGCTGGGAGTAGAGCGACCCGAACACGGCGCGGCCCCAATCCCCGATGCGCTCAGGGTCGAGGACCGTGTAGCTCGACACGACGACTGCGACGCCGTTAATGGTCAGCACTAGTTGCGCCCTCGCGGCAACGCGGTGGACTCCAATCCCTGCGCGAGCTGCATCGTCGCGAATTGGTCGAGCATTGACCGCGCCTGCCGCTCCGTCGTCCCTTCCGGCACCGTGATCGTAATGCCGCCCGTAAACACCTGCGACGTCGGACGCCCTGCGTTGAACCGGAACCCGTTGACGTTGAATCCAGCGGGCGCGAGATATACGCCCGCCTCGGCGTCGAACTCAGACTGACGGCCACGCTCAAACTCCTGCCGCGCCGCGTCGACGGCCTGCTTCTCCAGCTCCCGCGACTTCTTGCGCGCTGCGCCGCCGAACAACCCGCCGATGGCACCGGCAAGGCCACCAACGACCGCGCCGACCACGTTGCCGATGCCTGGCACGATAGTGCCGAGTGCCGCGCCAGCCGCCGCGCCGCCGAGCACGCCGCCCCCGGTCCCGAACCGCTGCCCGAGGGCCGACCCGACCGAGAAGCCACCAAGGCCGGCCAGCAGGCCACCGCCCAGCGTGTTGCCGCTGCCCTTGTTGATGTTCGCGAGTTTCCCGCCATCGCCACCGCCACGCAGCCCGCCAAGGCCGGCCACGCCGAGGAGTGCCCCGATCCCGCCGCCGCCACTACTGATGCTGCCGCCACTGCCGGCAAGCGAGGAGACGTTGCCCAGGAGTGCGCCCATGGCCCGCGACGCCAGCACCTCGGAGAAGGCATTGATCAGCAGATCGCGCATCTGACGCGCAAAGTCACCCGCGCTGCGAATGCCGTTGCGGAACAGACCAGCGAACGCACCGGCCAGCGTGCGTTGCATCCCGTCCGCGAGCGACTGAAACAACGCCTCGGCCTGCCGCGCCTGCTCGCTGAGGCCGGCCATGCTCCCCGCGCTTTTCTCGCTGTTGCGCATCGACGCGTCCGTGGCGTTCTTCGCCCCGCTCGTGCCCCGAACGCCGTCCGTCTTGCCCTCGGCAATCGCCTCGCGCGCGAACTGTGCCCCGGCAAGGCGCTCGATGGCGTTGCCTGCCGCCGCGAGTCGGTCGAGCATCGCCTGCTGGGCGTTCGTGGCACCGGAGCGACCTGCGCGTGCTGCAGCGGCACTCTCGCGCGCTGCAGCACGCGCGGTAAACTCCGCCGTATCGGCGGTCGTCGTGACACCAAACACGTTGCTGCGCGACACGTATTGGTCTGGGATCGCAAGCGCCGATTGCATGATCGTGGCGATCTGCGCGTCCTTCTCCGCGATCTGCTTCTGGAGCTCGCGCTGCTGCGACCGCGAATTGAGCTGCTGCCCGACCGTCGTGCCGGGACCGCGCAGGCCCGCGAGCGTCGTGGCGAGCGTGTTGCGTTCCTGCTGAATCCCGAACGCCTGCTGCGTCAGGCCTGCCGCGTTGCCGGCCTTCTGCATGGCGTTCATGCGGTCGGTGAACTCCTCCTGCGTCTTCCGCATCTCGTCGCGCGTCTTGGTGAACATCTCGACCACCTTCGCCAAGCCGAAGCCGACTGCCGTGACCAGCAGCCCGCCGGGTATAAACGTCTTGGCAATCGTGCCGGCGCCAGCCACGATAGACGAGAACGTGGTCGCCATTGCCGCACGCGACGCCATCGACGCGGCGTTGAGGCGCATAAACGACCCGATGCCCGCCGACGCGGCCCCGGTCAGCGAGGCGTTCATCGACCGTGCCGCTGTCGCCGTCGCGCCGGCCGTGGTGGTGAGCGCCGTGTTCGTGCCGCGTGCCGCGCCCTGCAACCCAGCCACGGCGGTATCGGCGCGCTTGGCGGCTGCTGCAAGTCCGTCGAGCTGCTTCGTCGCGGTCGCGGCTTGCGCGGCGTCGATGGCGACTTTGAGCGTCGCGGTTTCGTTCATCGGGTCAGTCCTCGGCCTGTGTGCGGCGGGCAGACTCGCGGCGCTTGCGCTGCGCGTCCTCGTGCTCCACCTCGTCGCGTGCGGCGGCGTCCATCACCATCACCAGCATGATTTCACGCGGCGTCAGCGGCGTGCCCATCGCGTGCCCGTACGCCACCACGTCGCTCAGGGCAATCGGGCGCGTGCCGGCCATGCTCGCCATGCGGGTCGACCCGAGCATGGCGAACGCCGACACCGCAAACGCCGCAGCCGGTGGCGCGACCGCCTCGACCTCACGCAGCACCGCAGCCGCCTGCGCCGGATTGCGACGGGCGTAGATGCGCGCGTGCTGCAGGCGCGTGCGCGGTGTCGTCGCCGCCGGATCGACGATCACGTTCCCTCGGACGCTGCAGCGGGCGAACCATTCGGCTTCCGCAGCGAGGGCAGTAAAAAATTCGTATGCTCGTCCGTGGCGCGCATTACGAGTTGCAGGACGAACGGCGAGCGCGTCATCAGCGCCGTCACCTCGTCCTTCGTGCACGCGCTCGGGTGCGTCCACGCCTGCACGAGCGCGACGCCGTAGGCGAGGTAGCTGGTGTCGTTCTCGACCGAGAGGGTCGCGAGGCGCGCCGGCTCCACGTCGTCACGCATCACGCGCGACGGATTCCCCTCCGCGTCCGGTGGGCCGGTCAGCGTCGTGCACTGCGTCTGGTAGGCGAGGTAGCACGCCATCCAGGTCGCACGCTCACGCGCCACGGCGGGATGGTCCGGCCAGTAGATCGTGGCCGTGACGACTACCCCCGCGTCGTCGACGACGGTGAGGATCGCCTCGTCGGTTTCCATTTGCAGGACGACCGCCGCCATCTGCTGCGTCCCAACGCTGAACGGGACGTGCAGGACCGGCTTCGATGCGACAGGACTCATGCCGTCTCCGAGGTCGTGCAGGTCACCAGCGCAGCATCGACGTTCGACGCCGTGCCGGGACCGAGCAGGAGCACGACCGTTTCAATCATCGGGCCGCTTTCCCCGATGCGGTCCTCAATCGTGGCGCTGCCGAGCGTAAAGGCCGGGACGGCGATGGTGACGTAGCCGCCGAAGCCGCCGCGCGTGCCTTTCTCGCGGAACATGACGGCCATATCGAACGGGCCGGTTTCTCCCTCAAAGGCGTCGAGGTTGCCGTTGCCGTTGCGCATGAACGACAGCGTAAGGCTCGGGACCGTCATGCCGTCGAACACGTTGTTGGCACTGCGCGACCCGACAGGGATTGGAGCCTGTACGCTCAGGCCCCACGACATGCTGAGCGCCTGAACTTCCAGCGTGCGCGCGCCGGCAAACGAAATCACGGCGTCTGCGGTGACGAGGAACGGCGACGCGTCGGCCACTGCCGCCGTAAAGAATCGCGACGTCGGCGACGGGTTGACGCGATCCGTTGCCACGAAGCCCATCTCCAGCGTGACCGCGCCCTCAGCCGGCATGTTGACGCCGAACGAGCCGACCCGTGCGTTAATGTACCGCTCAGACTTGGCGTTGATCGACTCGAAATGTTCGATGCTGAACTCCCGCTGGACCGGCGCGGCGGCACCCATCAGCACCTTCTGGCCGCGTGTGACGGTGACGTCGGTCGCCGACATCGTGACCGCATCGGACAGATTGACGACGAGCAGCGTGCTTGTTGTCACGTTCGTAATCAGCAGCGGCCTGCCGATCATCGTGCCGGCACTGAGGGTGATCGTGTCGCCGTTGCGAAACCCGTCTGTGAGCCACGACCCGCCCGGACGCGATAACAGGCTGGTTGCCGTGCTGAACGTCACGCCGGTGACCACGGCAGCGAGCGGCGCAGAGAACGTGGCGCGGAACGCCGCCTCGATCAGCGTTTCGTGCGGCCCGACCTGCAGGTCAAACGCCATCGTGCCCGCCGCGCTGCGTGCGCCGTGCCGCGGGCGCAGTGGCACGAGCGTCGGGCGAATCGCCCCGCTGACCACAACCGCCTTTGTCAGCGACATGCCCGCGCCGCTGTTCACTTCCAGCACGCGCGCCGTGCTGTCGTTCGGGCCGAACACATTCTTCACCGGCTGCACGCGAATCGACGTCAGCACGTCGGTGCGGAGCGAGTACGGGACCGTCATGAGACTACCCTCCAAGTGCGGTAAGCGATGGACACAGGGAGCAGGACGGAGCGCGTATCCTGCGAGAACGACAACACCGATACCGCGTCGATGGCGATCTGGACGCCGTGCGTCTCGACCGACCCGACCTTGAACACGTTGCGCACCGCGTCGGCGGCGTCCGTCAGTTCGCGCGTGCCGTCGTTCAACGGCGCGTACAGCAGCACGTCGTAGATGCCGATGCTCTCACGCACGTTCGTCGCGGCGTAGTACTCAGCACCTGCCGTCAGATCCTCGGCCGCATACAGGCGCAGCGGGTCGGGCGGCGTGAAGGTCAGGCCGATGTAGTGGCGACGGTCCTTCGTGATGTTTGCGCGGGTACACGCCGTGTCGAACAGGGTCCGCAGCTCGCGGAGCAGGATCGTGAGGCTCACGGGAACTTCCTCCGTGAGCGACTGCGCATCGCGGCTGGCTTGCGGCCGGTGACGATATCGCTCGTGCGCGGCGTGCCGGTGATCGCCGCCGCACGACGCAACGTGGCACCGCCAGGCACCGCCGCGCTGCGCGTTGCGCCGCCGCTCGCCTGCTGCACCGCCCACGCGACCACGCGCGGCCACATCCGCACCGTGAGCGCGACCCAGCCGGCCGGCTTGCGTCGTGCGTGCCCGTCCTCCAGTCGTGCGAGGTAGACCGCGCGCCCTTCGATGGTGCGACTATCACCGACGCGCATTTTCATCAATTCCGCGGCGGCACCCTTGCCGTTCACCGACCCGAGCACGCCCCAGGAGTTGATCGCGAATCCGGTGTCGACCGGCGTGCCCTGCGAGCCGGTGACGGCGCTGCCGGTCGTGAGCGAGTTGTAGACCTCCAGTGCGGCAATGCGCACCGTCTGGTCATTGATCGCCTTTGCCCGCTCCGCGAAGCGCAGCACGTCGCCAGTGAACGCGCTCACGCTGCCGCCCGCACTTCGTAGAGGATCGCGGCGTCACGCTGGTAGTAGACCGTGACCGCCTCGACGTTGTACGTCTGCTGCCCGTCGCTGATGAGGAAGCCAGCACGCGGCACCGGCCACGCGACGCCGGTGTCAAGGATCGCGGCGAGGGACACGCGCACCCGTCGTGCCTGTGCGCCGCTCTCGTCCGCTGTCTCGTCGCCACGGCTCGCGGCCACCGCCGCCCCGTCAGGCACGATGACGCCGACCGGACGATAGGTGACCGGCGTCAGCGCGTTGTTCCGACCGCTCTGCGTGTCGAGGAACTGCGCGGCTGGCACG